TGCTGCCCATGCTGGAGGCGCTGGACTACCGGGATCCAGCGCTTGTGTTGGGCGAGTATGCCTCGATGCCACAGGCGCGGCTGAAGAAGCTGATGAGCAGCGAGGCCGGGCGGGCGGCGGTGGCGGCCAGGCTGAAGGCGGCATCCGAGCTGATGCCTTACTGCCATGCGAAGATGGCGGTGAAGGTGGACATCGGCGGCGAACTGCCCGTGTTCCACATCCTCGGTGACCGGCATCAATTAGAACAAGGGGTTAGCTCGCCCGTGGTTGAGCATGTCGGACGGGAGTTGGTCGGACACAGTGCCGATCTGTTTGAAAGCATTCAGCAATCTGGAGACAAAGCCGATGATTGAAAATCAGCGGTTCAGCGCGGCTGGCCTTGCGGCTGGCGCGACCGGCCAGGGGTGCCCCCCGAAAATCGGCCCGGCCTCCCCCTATAGGGGTGCCTGTTCTCACAGGCCTCAAGTTCTGAGGGGTCTTGTGGGCCTCAGGCCGGAAACTGAATTCGGGGCCGCCGGGGTTCGGGGGGCGGGCGCCCATGGCTGATCTCAACACCGACACCGACCGCTTCGAGGGGATGACCTCGGAGGAGATGGCGCAAGTCCATGAGGTGGATGGGGCGCCGGAGGTGACGCGGTGGGTGCCGCCGGGGCCGGTGAGCCGGGCGTTCTACAACGACGACACGTCGCGGATCGTACCCTTCATGGGGCCGGTGGGAGGGGGCAAGACCTCGACCTGCATCATGAAGCGGCTGCGGATGGCCTCGCTGATGCCGCCGGACAGCGAAGGCTGGCGGCGCGATTACCTGGTGGTGATCCGCGATACCTACCGCTCCGCGGCGAAGTCGACGCTGGTCTCGTGGCAGGACTGGCTGCCCAAGACGCTGCCGGGCTCCACCTGGACCGGCGGCGATGACCGGCCGGTGACGCATGTGGTGCGGGGTGCCCTTCCCGATGGCACCAAATTCGAGGCGACGACGGAGGTGGTGGGGCTTAACGGCAACCGGGTAGAAGCGGTGATGCGCGGCAAGATGTTCTCTTCCGCCTGGATCAACGAGGCCTCGGACCAGCCGCGCGACGTGCTGAGCTATGTGATGCAGCGCCTCGGGCGCTTTCCGAAGAAATCGACGCTGCAGGGCAAGGAGCCTTTCGCTCAGTTGATCATGGATTTCAATGCTCCGGACACGGACCATTGGCTGAAGGAGGTTTGCCTCGACAAGCCGCTGCCGGGGCTGACCTTCTATGCCCAGCCGCCCGCCATGGTGCGCCATGGCGAAGGCGATGACCGGCGCTATGTGATCAACCCGATGGCGGAGAACGTGAAGGCGCTGCCGGCCAACTATTATCAGAACATGTGCGCGACGGAGGAGGATTGGTACATCCGCCGCTTCGTCATGAACGAGTGGGGCTATTCCCGCGACGGGTTGCCGGTCTATGCGGATTACTTCGATGACCGGACCCATGTGTCGCGCGTGGCGCTGCGGCCTGATCTTTCGCGGCCCGTGCTGATCGGCATGGACGGATCGACGGCGGGCCTGAGGCCTGCGGCGGTGCTTGCGCAACAGACGGGCGAGGGCGGGATACGGGCGATCCGAGAGATCGTGCCGGGGCAGGGCTATGGCGCGGCACGCTTTGCGGAGCTGGTGGCAGCGGAGATCGGCGCGACGTTTGCCGGGGTTCCGGGCGTGGTGGCCTGGGCGGACCCGGCCTCGCAATATGGCGCGGACCGTGAAGGCGGCCAGCTGGCCTTCTGCGACATTGTGGGGATGATCCTTGGCGTGCCGGTGCAGATCCCGTTCAACGGCTCGAACGAGATCGGGCTTCGCCTGCAGGCGGTGAAGAACGAGTTGCGGCCCGGCGGACTTCGCCCGCCGCTGCTGATCGATCCGTCCTGCCGGATGCTGATCCGGGGCTTTGCCTCCAACTACCGCTTCAAGAAACGCCCGCCGCAATCAGCCACGCCCTGGGACGTGGTGCCGGACAAGTCCACACCATCAGCCGACGTGCACGACGCGCTGCAATATCTGATCGGCGGCCTGCGCGGCACGCGCGGCGTGATCACCCAGGCGGCGGGCGGCTGGAGCGCTTCCGGTTCCGGCTGGGCCAGCCAGCAGCAGGCAGGCAAGGGCCGGTCGCCCTGGGCGGCGCGGAAGAATGATTTCGACGTGACGAAAATATGACCCTCTCCCTCCACCAGCCTGCGACCCAGATGGACTTGGCCTGTTGTGCGGCCACAACCACGATGCAGGTGTGGGCCATGGCGAAGGTGCAGTTGAGGCTGGGGCCGTCTTGGGCGATCCGGCTGGCGGATGGCGAGGCGGTGATGTGCGGGGGGTATATCTACCGGGACGAGGAGACCTGTGATGCGTGGTTCATGGCCTCGCCGAAGGCTTCGCGGCACATGCTGGGGATTGTGCGGATCATCCGGTTGACGGGCATTCCGGAGCCCTATCGTCGCGCCATTGCTTTCGTGAGCACGGCGGAAGGGCGGAGGATCGCGCGGGCGTGCGGCTATCGGTTCTTGTGCGAACGTGATGACGGGATGGAGGTTTTTGAAAATGACCGGCGTGGTTCAGAAGATAATGGGCGGCGACAAGGCTGGCAAAATGGCCAGGGAACAGGCAGCGGCGCAACAGCGGCGCGCGCTGGCCGAGATGGCGATGGCGGCGGGCCAGGAAGACCAGGCCAAGGCTGGAACCGGCAAGAAACGCGGGCGCGGCATTCTGACCTTCCTGGGCGCTGACGGCCAGGCAACGCTGGGCTGAGTGACAGTTCATGGCGGGCTATGAGGCCATCAAGAAACGGCGCGGGCTGGCGCAAAAGGCAAAGGATGCCTTCAAGCCGCTTGTCGATGAGGCCTATGAATTTGCCATCCCCTATCGCAAGGGCATTCAGGAGACGGGGTCCGGTGAGCAGCGGGTCAACCGCGTTTTCGACAGCACCGCCATGGAGGCGGCGCTGCGCTTTGCCGGCAAATTCGCCCGCGACATCTTCCCGCCCGGCTTCTTCTCCATCGAGCCGGGCGAATGGCTGCCCGACGAGGCGCTGAAGGACGAGATGCGCAAGCAGGTGGCGCGCGTCACCAAGGTGGTTGAAACCTTCTTCCTCTCCGGCGAATGGGAGCAGGCCAAGCACGAAATGGGCATTGACTTGTCCGCTGGCAACACCGCCCTCCTGGTGCTGAAGGGCACCCAGGCCAAGCCGTGCCGCTTCGTCGTGGCGCCCATGGACGAGGTGATGTTCGAGAGCGGGCCCTACAATGACGTGACCGGCATCTTCTGGGGGCGCAAATGGAGCCTCCGCGCCATCGAGGAGGAATTCCCCGATGGCAAGTTCACCGCCGAGTTCCGCCGCAAGATGGCCGAGACGCCCGAAGGCGAGGTGAACCTGTACCAGGACACGCTGTGGGACCGAAAGAAGCAGCGCTGGCTGCGCTATTGCTGGTGCAGCGAGAACCGCGACACCATCATCGAGACCAGCGAAAGCCGCACCTGCCCGTGGATCACGCCGCGCTATTTCCGGGTTCCGGGCGAGGTCTATGGGCGCGGCGTGCTGATGCTGGCCATGCCGACAATCCGCACGCTCAATGTGGCCCAGAAGATCATGCTGCAGGCTGGGGCCATCGCTATGATGGGCATCTACACGGCCATTGACGACGGCGTGTTCAACCCCGACAATTCGCCGTTGACGCCCGGCGTGTTCTGGAAGGTGGCGCGCAACGGCGGCGTGCTGGGGCCTTCGGTGCAGCGCTTCCCCGATCCGAGGATCGACCTTTCAGGCATCATGATCGACAAGCTGCAGCTTGCGGTGAAGTCGGCCATGAACGACAAGACGCTGCCGTCGGAGACGGGTGCCGTGCGCTCGCCCACTGAAATCATCCAGCGGGTGCAGCAGATCGCCTTTGACGACGTGGGCGCTTTCGGGCGGCTGGTGCATGAGGGTGTGGTGCCGCTGGTGAAGCGGGCCGTCGAGATCGCCTATGAGCTGGGCCTGCTGCCCAATGAACTGAACATTGACGACTTCATCCTGCGCGTCGAAGTGCGCTCGCCCATGGCGATGGCGCGCCAGCAGATGAAATCCGAGAGCATCCTGCAATATCTGCAGATCGTGGGCATGGTCTATGCCGACCAGCCCGGCATGGTGGACCAGATGGCGCACCGCGACCGCGCCATTCACCATGTGGGCAAGGCGCTGATGGTGCCCGAGGACGTGGTGCCGACGGCAGCCGAGCGTGAGGAGATCGCCAAGGCGCAGGCGGAAACGCAGGCCGCGCAAGTGGCAGCGGCTGCCGCCATGGCGGACCCGGCAATGGCTGAACAAATGGCGGAGGCAGCGTGAATATCAACGTCGACATTCGGGACCTGATGGCGGGCATTGGCGGCGATGCCACCATGCGCGACCTGTTCGGGCAGACCGAAGACCGCATCAAGGCGCTGAAGCAGCAACGCGAGATCGAGGCAGCCAAGCGCATGCCCGTCTGCCAGGCCATCGCGCGCGTGTTGGCATCGGATGACGGCAGGGTGATGTTTCAGGCCATGCTCGACATGACCTTTCGCGGCCATGTGGATGTGGTGGGCCTGGGGCTTTCCTCCGACGTGGCGCTGCAGCAGCTGATTGCGGAGAATGCGCGCAAGGAATTCGTGGTGCAGCTCGTGAAGCTCGCCCGCGAGGCAACGGCGGAATAGGCCGCCCCACAACACAAAGGAACAATACAATGGACAGTCTTAAGGCAACGGATGCCGCATCTGCGGCGGTGGCGGGCAAGCCCGGCAACCGGGTATCGCTGGCGGACATTGAGGCGAACATTCTTGCGGAGCAGTACTGCCGCGGCACTCGCTTGCTGTCTGACGTTGGCAAGATGACACACGATGATCACGAGGCTGCCAAGAAGCACGTGTCGGTGCTGACGGTCTGTCTTCTCGTGCTCCGCAACGGCTTCACGATCATCGGGAAATCGGCTCCGGCCGATCCCGAAAACTACAACGAAGAGCTTGGCCGCAAGTTCGCCCGCGAAGATGCGATCCGCCAAGTGTGGCCGCTGATGGGCTATGCCAAGCGCGAAGCGCTGGCGGCGGCCTGAACCACAACCAGCCATAGGAGGCACAGATGGCAGATGACGGAACGGCGGCTGCGGCCGCCACGGGTGGAACGGACACGGCGGCGGCAGCGGCTGTTGCGGGTACCGGTGAGGCGGCGGCACAGGGTGGTGACGGCGCGGCACTGCCTGCCTGGAAAACCATGGGCGTTCCCGCCCACATGCTAAAGGACACGGCCGAGGACACGCTGGCCGAGGTGTTCAAAGGCTTCAAGGGATTTCAGGAGAAACAGTCTTCTCAGGGGCCGGTGGGTAAATCCCCCGATGACTACAAGTTCGAATTCGCCGACGAGCTGAAGCCGTTTTTCCCCAATGGCGATGACCCGGCGCTGAAGGCCTTCCAGTCTGTGGCGCACAAGCACGGGCTGCCGGTAAAGCTGGCGAACACCATCATCAACGATGTGTTCGCGCCGCTGGCCAAGGAAGGCAAGCTGCCGCAGCCTTTCAACCCGAAGGCGGAGATGGACGGCATTGCGCAGCTGCTGGGCAAATCCGGCGCGGAGGCGGCACCCGCCATTGAGCAGGCGACGGCCGAGCTTGAGGGCTGGACCAAGAACATCGGCCAGCAGCTGAAACTGGACGAAACGGAGCAGGTGGAGCTCGAAAGCCTTATGCTGACCAAAGGCGGCTTCGGCCTGTTGCGCAAGCTGCAGGGGGTGGGTGGCGACGGCTTCAGGCTTGGCGGATCGACGCCGGGCGTGCTGAGCCGTGCCGATCTTGAGGCCATGCAGTCCGATCCGCGCTTCAGCCCGAACAGCGCGAAATACGACAAGGCTTTCCGCCAGCGCTACGAGGACGGCTGGCGCAACCTGCCCGTCGAGCAATTGCGGCGCTGACGGCTGACCACGTCAGATGCTGCTGCGGGCCGGATGTCCTTGACGGGCATCCGGCCCGACTAGTTTCAGCGGCAGCACAGGGACGGACCTGCGCTGCTACCGGTTTACCGCTCATCCGGCCCGGCCAGGCGGCAAGTTTATCCAGCCCGGTGATGAACCCAACTCATCAACGGAGACTTCCAAATGACGATCCAGGCTGATGCCCATTATGTCGAGCAGTACCGCTCGCGCGTCACCCATGTTTACCAGAACCAGGGCTTTCTGCTGAAGGGCATGCTGATGCCTGAAGGTGAGCTCAAGGGCTCCAAGGCCTATTGGCCCGTGCACGGCTCCACCGTGGCCCGCAAAAAGCAGCGCCACGTGAGGGCGCTTGAGGGCAATATCGCCAAGACCCGCGTGTCTGCCGATTTGCAGACCTGGGAAACCTTCGACTTCATCGGCAAGTTCGACATGTCGCGCCAGACGGTGAACGAAAAGGAAGCCCTGCAGACAGCAGGCGCCATGGCGCTGGGGCGCGCCGTCGATGAAGAAGTCATCGCCATGTTCAACGCCCAGGCGCCGACCTCCGGTCAGGCCTTCCTCGACACGGGTGCCGCCAACCTGACGATCTCGGACATGATGCTGTTCATTGCGCGTTTCATGGGATCTGCGAAGATCCCGGCCGATGGCCAGATTTATTGCGGCCTGCCCGCAATCGCCTGGCAGTTGCTGTCCGGCTTCAAGCAGTTCTCGAGCTCTGAATATGTCGGGCCGGACCTGCCGTTCAAGACCCGCACGCAAGCGCGCACGTGGAACTTCGTCAACTGGGTGATGCTGCCGGACGATTATTTTCCGGTGCCCACCGCCAACCGCATGGACATGTTCATGTGGCACAAGCCCGCCGTGGGCTGGTGCGACAACATCGGAGAAGGCGGGCTGTTCACCCATTTCGACTGGGAGAACGATGTTGGCGAATGGTCGCTCCGCCAGGAAGCCGAAGGGGCGGCGGTGACGCTGCTGCCGCAGGGCCTTGGGCGCATCCGCATCAAGACCGACGTGACCTCGATCGCACTCAACTGACGCTGACGGGCCGGGCCGCCCATGTGGCGGCCTGGCACCTTCCCTGAACCCACACGCAACGGAGAAAATTCATGCCTTTCGACCTCAAGGGGCTGACCCGCCTGACCCAGTTCGGCACCGTCGGCAACGTCGCCACGCCGTCGTTCTGGACCTACGCGACCAACGAAACCCATGCGCAGGTGACTGCCGTCGGCTATCTCAACGCGCAGGCGCCCTTCATGCGCCCGGGCGATGTGATCTTCGCGATCACCGGTATTGGCGGCACGCCCGTGTTTCGCATCTACACCGTCACCGCCGTGACGGCGACCGTCGTCACCATCACGGCTGTCACCGGCGCAAGCTGGACCTGACGTAACCCGTTCCGCGCCGCGCTCATGGAGCGGCGCGGGCCCCGGCCGGGGCGGCGGGGCCTCCGCCGCCCTGGTTCCTATCATTCAGGACGCGAGCATCATGGCCATCACATCCGACCTCGACATCGTGAACGCCGCCTGCGCCCTTCTGAGCGTCGACCCGCTGCAGGCGCTGACCGACGAACTGCCCGGCGGGCAGGCGGCACAGACGCTTTATGAGCCGATCATCGACCTTTGCCTCGGCCTCACGCCGTGGAGCTTTGCCCGCCGCACGCAGCAACTGGGCAGGCTGGCAGGCGTCACCTCTCCCCTGGGCTTTGCCCATGTGCATCAGCTTCCCGCCAACCGGGTGGGCCCGCCCGAGCGGCTGCTGGCGGACCCGTCGCGGCCCGGCTCCGCCGTCTGGGCCTTCGACTATGACGAGGAGGGCCGCGTCCATTCCGACGCCGAAATCCTCTATGCGCAATATACCGCCCGCGTGCTGCCGGCCATGTGGCATCCGGTGTTCCGCGCCGCCGTCATCCATGCGGTGGCGGCGGGCTTCTGCGAGCTGCTCACCGGCAATTCCAGCATGGCAGCGGAGATGCAGGCCAAGGCCTTCGGCACGCCGTCCGAGGCCTATCGCGGCGGCATGATGCGGGCCGCCCTTTCCGCTGATGCGCGGGCAACACCGGCGCGCAACCTTCCGGCCCATTCCAACCCGCTGCTGGCGGCCTGGGGCACCGACGCAACGGGGTGGCGCTGATGGCAGGCCAGCCCGGCCGTCTGCAGACGACGTTCAACAGCCTTGAGCTGGGGCCGCGCCTGCATGAGCGAAGCGAGATTAAATATTTCCAGACGGGGCTGGCCCGTGCGGAAAACATCGAGGCGCTGCCACAAGGCGGTTTTTCGGTGCGCCAAGGCCTGCGCCATGTCGGCAGCCTGCTTTCAACCGCCGCGCGGCTGATCGATTTTCGGGCCAATAACGGCACTGTCTTTGATATTGTCTATGGTGCCGCAACGGCTCAGGCCTGGGGCAAGACGGCCCTGGTGGCCAGCTTTGCGCATCCTTACGCAGGCGCGCAGGTTCGCGCCATCGACTGGGCGCAGCAGCTTGACACGCTGGTGACGTTCCACCCCGACGTGGCCCCGCAGCGGGTGCTGTTCAATCCGACAGCCGTTACCTTTGACAATGCGGTGGCCCCGATTGCCAATCTCCAGAACTATGATTATGGCGCGACCTACACCAATGGCGTGGCGGCGCAATGGGAGCTGGAATTTATCGGTGTCGGTGCGACCACCGTCTTCGTGGTGACGGTCAACAACCAGGACACTGAGGGCATTCTGTTCACCGACATTGCCACGGCGCGCACTCGCATTGAGGCGGCGCTGACAGGCCTTGGCACAATCGCCCCCGGCTTCACCGTGGCCGTGGTGAGCGGCAAGATACGCATCACCTTTTCGGGGACCGACAATCTGGGTGATAGATGGGCGGTTTCAGCGCGCGCCGTCAACGATGCGGACGCGGCCATCGTAAGCTTCAAGCGTGTGACCGGCGTCGACCCTGGCGAGCCCGTCATTTCGGCAGCGCGCGGCTGGCCGCGCTGCGGCGTGTTCTATCAGCAGCGGCTGCTGATGGGCGGGTTCAAGAGCCTGCCCGCAGCATGGCTTGCCTCGATTTCTGGCGAATACTTCAATTTTGACACGCGGGTGAAGGACGCCAACGGGGCGTTTCTCGTGCTGCTTGATGCGCCAGGCGGCGAGGAAGTGCGGCGCATTGTCAACAATCAGTTCCTGCTCGTGCTTACCTCTGGCACCAATTATTGGGTGGCGGGATCGCAGGACGGGCTGTCCAAGACGACGCCGCCCAAACACGTGCCGTCCTCCGACCATGGCGTGGCAGCGGGCGTGCCGGTGGTGCAGAACGAAGGCGCGGCAATCTATGTGCACTCCTCCGGCGATTTCGTGGGCGAGCTGCGCTACACCGACGTCGACGGAAATTACAAGGCACTCGACATATCGCTGCTGGCCTATCATCTGATTTCCAATGCCACTGACATTGCGGTGCAGAAAAAGCAGGACCAGCAGGCGGCCAATACGCTGGCCATTGTCAATGGCGACGGCTCGCTGCGCCTGTGCATGATGCTGCGTGAGCAGGACATCACGGGTTTTGCGCGGGTGGAAAGCGGCTGCAGCTTCATTTCCGCCGCCTGCAACGGGCGCAACGAAATGTCGGTGATTTCCGAGCGCAGTGGAAGCCGCCGCCTGGAGCGCTTCGAGCCGGGCCTGTTGCTGGACGCGGCGGTGAGCTTCACCAACGCGCCAGCCTCCGCCACAGTCACAGGGCTTTCGCACCTCAACGGCCTCAGCGTGTGGGCGCTGGCCGATGGCCATGTCTTCGGACCTTATACCGTCACGGGCGGCCAGATCACCCTGCCGATCCCCGCCGCTTCCGGCACAGTGGGCATCTGGCGTCCGCCGGTGGCCACCACGTTACCACTGCCGCGCGAGCGCGCCGAAGGTGTGGTGGTCAAGCGCAAGGGCCGCATTCACACGCTGCACATCCAGGTGGAGGACACGACCTCCATTGCCGTGCAGGCCAATGGCGGGAAGCTCTATGACATCGACCTGACGCGTTACGGCATGGTGAGCACTGCGCCGGAGCTGATGCAAGGCGTGACCGGCACCATTACGATTTCTGGATTTACCGGTTGGACCGACCTGCCGCAGATCACCATTACGCAAATGAGGCCGGGGCGGCTGACCGTGCGCTCCATCACCACAGAGGCAAAGCTATGACCATGATCGTTCCCGCATTGCTGGGAGGGCTGAAGGCGGCCGGGGCGGCTGCAGGTGCTGCAAGTGGCGGCTCCGGCCTGTTTTCTGCGTCCTCGCTTCTCTCGGGCGTGGCCACGGCGGGCGGCGTGCTGGCAGCCATCGGCGCGGGCCGCGCCCAATCCGAAAGCTACAAGGCGCAGGCCTTCACATCGAAAATGGAAGCCGACAATGAGCAGGTGGCTGGGCTGCAGCGCCAGACCGCCATGAAGCGCGAGCTGGCCCGCATCCTTGGCGAGAACGACGTGAACTATGCGGCCTCCGGCATCGACCTTTCGGGCGGCGTGGCCAAGGAAGCCCGCGACACGGCGGAAGCGCAAGCCGCGCGCGAGATCAATATCGACCGCTCCATGACGGATGCCAAGCGCGGCATGTTGCGCGCGGGAGCCGCCACCTACCGCCGGATGGCGAAACAGGCCAAGACCACGGGCTTCTTCAATGCCGTGACCGCCGGGGCGACAGGCCTTTCCGACATGAGGAGAGCCTGATGGCCCGCCGGTCCCCTCCCGTTCAGACCTTCGACCTCAACGCCAATGTGGCGGCAAGCTTTGCCCGCCCGCCGATGGACAATGGCGAGATGGCCATTGCCGCAGGCCGCGCCGTGGCGGCGATTGGCGGCAGCCTGGCCAAGCTTGCCAAGGCGGGCGAGGATGCCGCACTGGCCAAGGCAATGGAACAGGCGGGCGAGCAAGGCTCGCGCGCGGCGGCGGCAGCCGTCGGCATGCCCAAGATGACGACCGGCGCCACGGGGGATTATTTCGCCAGGCTCCGCCAGGTGGAGAGCGGCGGCAACGACCGGGCGGTGAACCCCAATTCCAGCGCCAAGGGGCGCTATCAGTTCATCGACGCGACGGCGCGGCAATATGGCATCACCGACCCTTTCGACGTGAACCAGCAGGAGCAGGCGGTGCGCCGCCTGACGGAGGACAACCGGCGCGCACTGACCAAGGCGCTGGGCCGGGCACCCACGCCGGGTGAGCTTTACCTGGCGCATCAGCAGGGGGCGGGCGGTGCGGCCAAGCTTCTCGCCAATCCCGACGCCGATGCGGCTTCCGTGGT